GAAGATTGCAGTGCTACTTCCGTTGCTGTAGTTACTACCAGCAGCTGTTCCACCACCGGCATCGGTAACCATAGAGACTACAGTGCTAGTGACCACAGGAACAACCAAGTCAGCGCTGGACAGTCCAGTAACATTTTCAATAAAGGTTACTGTCTTTTGTGCGCTGGCCTCATCATCTTGAATCAAGACCTTGATGGTCTCGAAAACAAAACGGCCTCCTACCTTCTTGCGGAGTTCAATGGTGTAAATACCATAGTCCTGACCTGCAGCAGTAGATGTTTCAGGCACGACAATAGGAAAGCCATACTGGTTGTATGCCCCCTGGCTAATGAATCCCAGCTTCTCCAACTCACGTGCAGCAGTCAAGCTGCCAACATCATTAGAAGGAGTTGAGTTGACAATCGTTGCGCCATCGTTAGCAGAGATATGCAACTTTGTGTCCGCATCACGGGCTGCTACAGTAATAGTCAGCACATTCGAACCGCTGTCTGCCAACGTAAGGTTGTCAAACTCGGTAAAGCCTTTGCGGGCATTAAATGCAGTTACAATTTGACCGACGTTCTCTCCAGAGAATGTTTCTGAGTCGTTGATGCCTTGACCATCTGCACGCTCAAAGCGCACAAAAAACTGACCGCCCAGCTTATCACCAGCAGCTACCGAAGTAAAGTCAATGCTTGACGTACCATCAGCAGGAGCAGATGCAGCCTGGTAGTGCGATGCAATGATATCGCCTTTCTTAAACTCAGAAGACGACATAACAGATATAGACCTGTCAGCCATGAATGTAGCAGCACTCAGTTTGATAAGTGCATTTGCACCAGCAGCAGAAGCATCCCCAGCTTGGAATGCACCGTCGACTTGAATTGCTAATTTGCCTGTAGAGGCAGAGTTTGCCACGCTTGTCGCGTGAATTGCGTCCTGTAGTAAGCTGCCGTCTAAGGCTTCCACCACAAGTGTAGAGATGAGATTATTCATTACTCAGATTGTTGTTGTTCAATAGAAGTAGTCTGGTATCGTGGCGACTCTATGGCCTCGATGATGCTTTTCACCGCTAGATCAACAATCTCGTGGTGCGTGTGCTCTGCTAGCTCGCAATTTACGCTTGTTGCCAGTGTAATGTCAACTGGCTGACGCAGGTAATCGAGGAACAGTGTTTTTAATATAAACCTTTCTTTGTTCTGGAAGACCCGAACTTCGTCCTCATAGATTACCCCAATAGGGTATTCGTGCTTGGTTTTAGCAAACGGGTTCTGCTGCAGTGCGTACACTTTGTCCTGTTCTACGATACGTACTTCACGTACAATTTCAGGATCATCGCTATTCGTAGTGCTGCCGTAGTAGTCTACGTGCATCTTCACACGTGCGTTTACCAAGAACATGTAGTCGATAGGCAGGTCAAAGTCGATGAAGTCCACCGTGTTGTTAGGGTTCACGGTGTCTTCATAATCGACCTGGATAAGCATACGAAGGTCATCCATACGCTTTACGTTACCCTCGAAGCCAATCTTCTTTGGGTCTGTCCGTTCAAAGAGACGATGCTTGATGTACCTCTCTTGCGCACGGTTCAACCAAAAGTCAACTTCCTGTGGCAAGAAGTAGTCGTAGACCGAGGAAGCTACCTTTTGTAGCCCCTGGTCTACGGCAAAATGCATCTCTTGAACGGTCATGTCATGCGAAAGCCTTTAGCTTGGCTTTAACTGCCGTCAATACGTTAGAGTTTTTCTTGTCTTTCAGGAAGAGAACGGCTTCTTCCATCGAGTCTCCTAAGGTGATATCACCATCCAGAATACTATTGCCAACTCGACGAAGGGCCTCTGCACTCAACGCTTCATTGATAAGCGCGGTCAGTTCTAGGTTTTTGTCCTTGCAAATATCGAGGAAGTACAGCGGATTGTCCTCCTGCAGCTCTTCCAATTGCAAGTCCTTCTCGTCCTTAGTCATAGTCTTAGGATTGTATCCGTAGACCAGCAGGACCATATTCATACGGTCTTCGTTGTCAGACAGCTTAATGTACTCCTTGTATGCGTCCTTACGCACCACCAAGTTTGCACTGGCTTCTTTCAACTCTTTACGCGTATCGCTAATATAATATTGATGCCGCTTACTTGCAGTCAATTCTGACTCGTCCATCACTACAAAAGGGTGTGCACAAGCAAACTTGTACTTAATGTAGTCAAGTACATTCAAAGGATGTCCTTCTTCATCTAGGCCAACCTCAAGATCGAGACCGCCCATAGGGACATCAATATTCAAGTTCAAAAAGTATTCCCGGCACTTGCGGCTGAAGTCAGCATCTGTAGGGCTGATGCCAAGGATTTCAGGCAGATATTGTTTCTGCTCTGCAAAAGACAGCCCGCGAATGATATCGCCACCAGCTGTAAAAACGGAACCCAGCTTACGCTTAGATTCATTGTAGACCTCCGTTGGGAGGTTGGTCGGATTAGGCCGACGATTGATTGTAATGAGATGTGAAGACATGATCTATTTTATCTAATGATTTTCTACTATAAGAGAAAGGGGGAGGCCACACACCTCCCCCCATCTTAACCAAAACCTACTTACGACTTAACGCAGTCGAGAAGCAAGCAGTTCGTAGCGCGGCGGATTGCCACACCACACTCCTTCATGAAGTGAACAGATGAACCATCCACGTCAGTAGCACGGAGAGCGTTACCACCGAAGCCAGGAGGCACAGTTGCACCAGCCACAGCAAAGCGGACAAGCTCACGCCCACGACGAGAGATGTACTGAACGTTAGCCTCACCATCGTAGGTGCTCATATCGAGGAAGCACATACGGTAAGACTCAAGCGGCAAACCAGTCACTGGGTGACGATCGCTGTTCAATGCACGTGCTCCGTGGTCAAACAGAGGCAAGTGGCGAACGGTAATCGTGTGCCCATCAATGTGCTGGTAAGAAGTGAAGTAACCACCCAACTGGAGGTTGCTACCGCTACCGCTGATGAAGCTAGAAGGATCAGTGTTCTTGATGTAAGTACCTGCAGTGATTTCAGACTTCATAGCATTGTCGAACTCTTCCATACCACCGATACCGGTGAAGAGGACGATGTTCATCTGCTGAGCGTCAGTAGCGCCATAGAGAGCGTCACGGACAACAGACTTAATCTTAGCCGTAGTCAATTCAGAGTACGTGTCAACATTCGGAATCTGCTCGAACACACCGGAGCCGAGAGTAATCGGCTTACCGTTGTCGTCCTTCAGGTGGATGAGACCATTAGCATCCCGGTTGTACTGGCTGTACCACAAAGCGTACTCAGTCTCCTCCTTCCAACGGAGCATGTGCTGATACTCTTCGAAGTCATACCAGAGGTTAGTAGAACGACCACCAACATTGAACTCGAAGTTCACGACACGGTCAGGCATGTTGCCCTCGTATGCGTAAGACTTACGAATCAAGCTGATTTGGTTGCGCATCTTGGACGGAGCAACCCAGTGGCTCTCGTTTCCGCGTGATCCGCTCATTGCAGCAGGTGCGTACAACTGAACAAACAACTTGTTTTGGAAAGCAGAACCACTAGTATCACCAACACCGTCAGAGTTCACGAACTGACAGCTGTACTCATAGCCGTTCGCCACAGGAGTGGGATCGTCCATGATACGAAGCTGAGTTCCGTCCGGAGCCTCGATGATGTACTGGCGGACAAACCAACGCTCATTAAACGTCAGCTTAACTCGGGTGTGGTTTGCGCCAGTACCCGATTGAGCAAGACACTCAAGTGCCTTATTCATACGGCCCATTACTGGGTAATCATACTCAACGTCGTTGATGTACTTGGTTGCGCCCATACCCTCAGTCAAGTAAGAAAGCGGGAAACGCTTGTCTTCCTGGCCGGAGAGGTGGGTAATAACAGGAGAAAGCACGTCCGGCTGAGTGAGGAGAGCAGCAGCGAGGCTATTCTCATCAGTCATGGACGAGCTGTTGAAGGTGTCTTCGTAAAGACGTAGCTTCTTGATGTTGTCAGCAGACATGATTCAAGGGTTTGTATTAAAGGGTTATAAAAGATCTTTCAATGAGGGAAGCTTGGCTGGCGCTTTTGAGGCGGCGTTACGTCCGCCCTTCATACGCTGGCTTGCCGGTTTGTTCTGCTGCAACTTTTGCTTAAGGTTCTGGGCCTTTTTGGTATTCTTGGTATTGCTCACGAGTTTGCTCAGGTCGAACTTCTTCCAAAGCAGGTACTCCATAGCGACTTGGGTTTCCAAGTCCATTTGCTCTCTATCTAGAAGACGCTGTGTGCGTCCTTGATTATCAACTGCGTCACTCATCCATGAGTAGAACTTGTTTCTATCAGCTTTAGGAATTTCAAATCCTCGTACGCTGCCTACATCAATGGTGTTGCGGATGTTTTTCCACTGTGTCTCGAGCTTTTGCTGGCGTTCTTCCGCTTGCGCTTTTTGCTGAGTGATGAGGTTTGCGGCCTCTTGCTCTTGCAGCTTTTGCAGCTTAGTCAAGCTGCGTCCTGCTTGGCGCTGCAGAATACCAGCATCGATGTACTCTTGCACAGTTTCAGATACTTCTTCATGTGTGTACCCATTACGTTGCAAGAACTCTTCAACTACTGCACGTTGAATTGATACATTTTCATCTGTAATTTCAATTGCACTGTAGTCAACAACAGGAGCGGTTGCTTGGAAGTATTGTTTTGGATCACCTCCATTATACCGATACTGCAGGTACTGCTCAACATCTGGGAACTGGCTAAACACCGTATCCAGTTGCTCTTTAGCAATTTCTTTTGCTACTGCATCTGTAAACTTTACTACACCATCGTAGTCTTCCGAGAACTCGCCTTCAATCTCGTAGCCCATTTTGGTGCGTAGAGTATCGATGACGCCTTGCTCTTCGTCTTCTTGAGCTGCAGACGTTTCCGCAGCTTCGGGTTCTTCTGAAGCCTGTTCTGCTTCAGGCTCTGTATCAGCTTCAGCTACAGTTTCTGCCTCAGGTTGTTCCTGTGCTTCTTCTACAGCTTCTGCTTCTGGTTGAGCTTCTTCTTGAACTTCTGGCTCCGGAATAGAACTTGGAGCATTGTCGTTGAGCAGGTTTGCTACGCTTACCTGACTCAAATCGAGTGATTTTTCTTCTGCCATTTCTACAAAAGTATTTTATATACCGAATATTCTGACGCTTTTTTACGGCGCTACGTTTGATTTATTATATCAACCTTTTTGCCTTTGCAGGTTAATTTTTTCTCGTTCAAGGTCCAGGCGTTTCTTATCAATGTCATCTCTACGCCCATTGCCATCTGCATCTGACGATACCTTTTGTGCAACGTCCATCTTCTTTAATTCCAGCTTCAAAGCACGGTCACGCTCACGTTGTTCGGCATCGTATGCCTGACTTTGCTGTTGCAATTGCTGTTGTGCTTGTGCTTGCTGTTGGGCCGCCTGTTGCTGTGCTTGTTGTTGTTGTTCTTGCAACTCTTTCTGCTTGTTGTCCACTTCATTCAGCAACGTTTTGATTTTGCTGAAGTTGTTTGAGTCAAGAATCTCTGCAATGGTTGAAGGCTGCTGCCCGTTTTGAGCCAACGCCATAGTCAAGGACTTCATCTGCTGCAGCTTGTCTTGCTCACGGCTATTGTTCTTTACAAACACGCCATACTCGGCTTCCTGGTACTCCTCTGGGTCAATGCTGATCAAAGCAGTGCGCAAATCGCTGGTTACATACGTCATCTTCTTGCCTTCACGCCATGCAATCTTGCTGGTGTCAATCAAACCAGCGTACTCGCGCTCCAAGAAAGACTCAAAACGGCGGAAAATCTCCTCTGAGATTACAGACGACTGGAAAATAGCGCGTTCATTAGAGCCGAGACCATCAGATGTCTTGACCTGACCCTTACGTTGGCGTGAAACACCAATGTTTTCCTCCCACTCAGCTTTGATTGCCTGCAAAAGTTGGAACTGAGCTGCGATGTACTGTCCCAAAGACATGTCCAGCACCTGATACTGGTTGAAGGTGACACGTTCGTTGTTCTTGCCTTCTGCAGTAGAGTCAATAAACGCAAAGCCCATCGCATCTGCGTAGTACATGAACTTCTCCTCATCCCAACCATGGCGCTTAGGGATGGTGTTCATCTCCATCAGCATGATCTTGTCCTTGTTCTTGGCAATCGACAGCTCCAAACGGTAGTGAAACACGTTGTACAACACCTGGTATGGCAGACCCATACTAATTAGACTGATGTTGTCACTGTGACGATTGCTGTATACACGTCCGTTGTATGGCAGCTTACACACAGAGATGTTGTTCATCTCGTTGCGCTGTACCGGATGCGGGTTGAAACTGACATAGATGTCTTTGTCAATCTGATAGCCCTCCCATACCTCATTTACCCAGTAGTATGTGATTTCTTCATCCTCTGCCTTCTTGTAGGTCTCATCAACAACCATTTCTTGTTGCTGACCCAGTTCATCTGTAAAGGACAAAATACCTACACGGCTAAATGACTTCCAGCATACATGCAGAACTTCAACCATACGGTCAGACTCATCGTCCTCCGGCTTGTTGATGAACATACTTTGTGCCCCACCATACCCATCGCGGTGTTTGGCAGTTGGCATCTCTAGCTGGTCAATGTCTTTTGGTGACAGCACATCATAGAATCGGTCAACGACTTGGTTGACGCTCATAATCTGACGACGTACAACCCAGTCTGCATCCTCGATATAGTCAACGTCTGGCCCCTTCTCAAAGTCAATATCCAGAGGAGATACGACATCATATGTGACATCGTTCATGCAGACATCCTTGTAGCTGTAGCACTCACCTGCAACCAACCAGTCGAAGAACATCTTTTGAATCTGGTCTTCCATGCCGAGCCAGTCGAACAAATAGTTCAACACTTCTTGCCCGATAATAGCACGAGAGTCTTTGTAGTTAGAGTACACCTGATCCATGTACTCTTCTGCAGCAGGCAGCTCCATACTAGGCTGACCGGTATCAATCCCCACCGCATTTGCTTCATTGACAAAGACCTGCTCCAAGTACTTCTTGAACTCTGTTTGCCGGAACTTGTCAAAGCGGGACTCAATATCTGCGTTACGCACTACCACTTGATATGCCAAAGGCCGCTTAGCCTTCTCGCCTAACATCAAGTCCACAATGGGTTTCAAGATGTTGTAGTTACGCAGACGGGCAGGAAAGTTCTTCTTTGCCCAGGCCTCGCTGTTGTACGGGTTTGTTACATAGTTGTAGTCTGCCTCACGAAGATTACCATTGTATGCCTCGTAGTAAGTTTGAATAGTGTGCTTGGTGCTCGTGCTAAATGACGAACGATTGATAAAAGCACGGATGCACTCCTTCGCCCAGTCCTTTGACTTGCGGGAGCGCGCCATCTTTTGTTTAGGAATTTGATACATCCAATTTTGTTTTATGAGAAGAAGGCTCGATCAAAAAAAGTATCTGCACTTTGTTCCTCTACAACCTGAACTTCTCTTGTATGCAAGTCCTTGAGATGGAACATGCCTACCATGAGTGCTGAGACACGGTCAAAGTTGCCACGTCTGTTGTACTTGACCAGCTCATCTATCAATGCTATATCATAGATTTGATGTAGATTGAGCCGTATCTCTCCTGACTCGTTACGTCCCCGAGGGGTCTTGAGCCAGTCTCGCAAGTATATCTCTGCTTGACCCTTACGCTCCTTACTACCCATGCTCATGCCGTAACTACGGCCCAGCTTGCGGATACGAACGTTATCTGTCTTGTCAAAGATTTCTACTTCCGGTAGCAAGTGTTGCATAAGCTTGTGACGCTTTGCAAATGGTATCACTTCGCCCCGGTCATTCTCAAATCCTATGCGAGCATTATAATACTTTGCCAACAAAAATAGTGTATTGTTGTATTCATCCTGCGTATCAGGCCTACCGATATACGATGCGACTATCATATCATCGGGCTGACTTAGTGCATTTACACGCTTTATAACATATGCAGCACCCAGCGATTGACCCCTGCCATCCTGAGCATACGGGTCATGGGCAATGATGTACAAGTCTCGTGGCACCTCGCCATTCTCTTTGTAGGGCGACTGATACATGACAACACAACCCGTGGTGTCATCACCACGTTGTACGGGGAACTTCAGTACCGGTCGTAGGCGGTCGTCTGGCTTAAGCTTGACTCCATCCTTGCCTTGGATGAGGTGACCAGCGACTGCCAGTGACTTGAACATACCGCTGCGCATGAGTTCGTTGCGCCACTCCAAAAGTGTTGCGGTAGGAAAGATGTTGCTGGTGTGCTGTAAGAACGCCTCTTTGGGAGTGAAGGGGTACTCTGTTATGTGTTTATCGAGTACCCCTGCATCCTTTGAGTCGCGTTTGATTTGCTCACGCTTGGCATCCTCAGACTGTCGGGCACCAACCATGTCGCTGTTACCATTGACATCCATATGCCCAATCTTGTTCTTGAATGCAGGAAAGAAATACCCACATGTCGTATGATCTGCACCGTCGTCCCAGATATTGGTAATTGGTAGCAGGTTGTATGCCTCAGGGTTATAGAACATACTCTCGAAGTCTATGGTACCCCCAGCCATATCACCCCCTGTACCGAAAAGAATCATCTGCCCTGTGGTGATACCTCCATCCTCTACGGTTGGCTTAGTTGCCAGGTACGACGCTTTGAGATTGTCAAAAGCACCGCACTCTTCAAAGATGACGATGGAGGCATCTTTACCACGAGCAGCGTCTGGGTTGTCTTTGAATGTAATCGCCTCTACTTCAGACTTGTAGCCTTTCTCCACCTGCTGACCCGACATGTACTCCAAGTAGCTGGCACGTCTGTGGTTCTGCTTGTCTACGACTTGGCGTCGCTTAGCCCAACCGGTGTGCTCATTTAGGAAGTTCATGTTATCCGTAACCATTGCCATGATACCTTTAGGGTACAGATACTTCTTGTCAAACGCGCATAGCAGGGTATAGCTATTACGTTCAGTGTTGAACGTGTTCGTTACCAGTGCAGCATTCTTATACGAGAATCCCTTACGCCGTGCTTTACCTACGATCAAATGACGGCTGCCATCCATATGGGCCTTGTCTACGAATGTCGACAGGTTCAACCTTTCGTAATCTACTGGGTCGATCCCGTTACGGGCTATCTCCTGCAACCAGAAGTATTCATAGTCCCCATCCCAAAAGTTGGGGAACGAAACAATTTTTTTGTTTCCCTTGTCAGTCAGCTTTATCTGTACGTAGTTCAAGTAGAAGTAGTGGTGACCGGTGATGGATACGTCACCTACACTGTACCCCTCGGTACAGCGGCGTAGCTCTTCAGCCCAATATTCAAAGTACGCAGCACTGCCCTGTGGGTCTCCACAGTAAAAGCCGTGCTCTAAAAAGTGCTTACCGGCTCGGCTGAATTCCTGGGTGTTGGCTAGCATCAGTCTTCAAACATACCTTTCTTACCTCCACCTTTAATACGCGTATCGTTTGATTCTTCTTTTTTGACCTTCTCTTCCAAGGTGGTGATGCTGTCAATAGCTTTTGGGAGCTTCTCGGCAATCTCAAGCATGCGCGTGACAGACCTAACAACTGGATCGATGTCCTCCAAATCAGGATCAGCAAGAGCAGCATCAATGCGCTCGCGTAGAGAAGTGATGAGCCTACTGCTTGTAAGAAGACCTTCCCGGATAGACGTAAGAGACTGGATGGTGGGAGTCTTTGACAACTCCAAATATTTTTTAATAGCTGCTTCGACTTTTTCATCTGGCTTGTATTTCTGTCCTAGTCCTGTATCTGTTGACACGCGTAAGCGCCGCTCGTCCTCCGGGTATATGAAGTACGGTGACTTGTGGTCATAGAAGAAGTAGATGTAACTGAACTCCTTTACCGCCTGCTTCTTGTCTGCAGTGCGGTCGCGTGTAATCAGAGCCTTGAACTCTGGTATGAGCTTTAGCTCTGTATCTACTACAACCTTAAAACTTTCTTCTCTGAATAACCGCATTGTTCAATCGGTATAGCCTGCTGGGTTTGACATAGAACTTACCCAGGTAGGGCATGCGCACTTGACTGAATGCTCCGTGTTCCATGTGCTTGCGTACAAACGCAAACTGACTCATGACTACTTCCGCCACTTCCTCATACGTGCCGCCATCCTCTGCAATAATCTCTTGGATTATCTCTTCCATAAGTTTGTTAGGCCGGGGCATAGACGTAGTAGGTTATGAAGTAGTGATTAGGGCCAATAGTAATCTCAGTGTCGTACGGAATGTCGCGGTCCTCAAGCTCTGCTGACATGGTAAGCTCAAAGCTGAACAGCACGTCGAGTGTCTCAATCTCATATTCAAGATTGAAAAGCAGTTTCGGTGACGACGAATTTGAAGGTAAGCGACTCAAGATTTCCATCCGGTTTAACAATATCATTATAACGATACACCCCGTGGTCGTCCTTGTAGATGACTTGCTTATCCTTCAGGCTCTTTACATAGTTGTTGAGTACACTAACACTCTTGAAGTTCATAGCTTCTGCTACGTGCTTACGAGCGTGCATACTGCATGCTATATCCTGGTCGTACTCCAGGAACAGTAACAAAGAATCTAACTCACGTGGAGTCAGCTTCAAGATACCATTCAAAAGCTCTAAGTAATGACGCGTAAAACTTTTCTTACTTGTTTTGATCTCCAGCTGCATTCTCTTGGTATTTGTTGACGCGATCAATCTTACGGTTGAGGCGCTTCTTCAACAGCACCCTCACCTGCTTAAGCAAGATGATGCAACACTGATTCTCTACAGAAAAGTTTTTGTTCTGTAATGCATACAGACGGTCGATGAGCATACTCACCACCTCCTCATTGGTCGTACCTGGGTTGAAACCAGTAGCTGTCTTCTCCGTGAAGCGTACTGTCTGGTACTCAGTTTCTGACTTGAAGTTGTGCAGCCGATACTCTATCCCGGGCTTGACAATTTCCATGACAATAGTTTCCCCGAAATATAGGAAAATTATACGTCTGCTTTAGCAGTCTCCCGGAACCTACGCTTATTATAGATTTTCTTGGTTACCATCTCTTTCTCCTCAATGGTAGAGATGACATTGTAAAATTCCTCGTCCATCTTACGGATCTCCACCAAGAACTGAAACCAAATCTGTTCAGCAGCTCGCGGGTTCTCCATATCGTACATAGACTTAGTACCCATATTAGCCTGGATACAGGCATTGATCTCTAGTAAGGCATCAATCTTACGCCTTACCTTCTGGTCGGTGTAATACTTACTCATGCTTCTATAACATTTAGTTCTACTGAGAGTTCTAGCCAGTTAACAACTCATGCCAATCGTCTGGACTGTCCTCATCTACTATATCTGCTGCGATATACTCACCCACCGGGGTAGTGATGATAACAATATCCCCCCCGCCCTGGTGGTAGAAGGTGAAGAGATACTGCTCCAGTACGTGCATGTTGTATGGATACAACTCCAACATGCGACAAGTTACGGCATTATGCTTTCGAGTACCACCCCCACTATACCTCCCCGGCAACTGTTTACATCCAAGCACCCCCCACGATACGAACCCCTCAGCCTCGAGCGAGTGGCACGTTGCTATTCGCCTGCAAACCCCTTTACTATGAGTGTAGTTCTTAAACCTCAGCGTGGGCCTATCGTGCTCACACCAATCAGCATCTCTCCTGAGTCGCGTTACCTGACATTGGCAGTTAGCGATGGCGGACAGGATGAGCTTGTTTCTCTGTCTCCTGAACAGCGCGTCATCTTTGACCTTGGACAATTGCCCGAGAATCACAAGACGTGGGCCGAGTGCCGAGACACGATGACCTACGGACAGTTCAAGGAGCTGAATACCTTTCGTATGGCAGGTGTGAAGCTTCACGAAACTGACAACCTGATTTGCGACAAGCAGACAGGCATGCCAAAGGTTGACGAAAACGGTCAGCCTACCGGTCAGAAGTGGCATACGTTGGCTTGGGCCGACTAATGTCAGGGGCACCTACGGGTGTCCTTTTAGCTTACACTATCATCAGCATTGTTGTAAGCATCAGCTATGTGCATGCGCCTACCAGCGTGTGTGCATAGCTTTTTACTGTGTTTTTGCGGGGTTTGCAACAGCTGTATCTACAGAATATAATCCTTTTCATCATGAACATCCAACGCGAGATTGCACAAGCACGTGAGACCAATCTCAATAATCAACTCCTTTCCGTCTTCGAACAGCTCAACCAGAAGTGCATTGACATGACTGACATGCCTCTTGACACTTTCCTTGAGTTGATTGAGGACATTCATCCTTAATCCTAATCATATGTGGAATTTTGACTACGTAAACGACCTGATTGTTACCAAGCAACAACAGGTCCATGACAAAGAAGACTTCATTCGTGAAGCAGACTTCAACCGTGACCTCACTGCCTGTGTCAAGTCACGTGCATTACTCCTCGAGCACATTACCAAGCTCGAAGAGATACGTGATGGCATCAGCAAGTGTTTGTCTATTGACGACACCAATGAATACATCGCAGAGAAGGCATCAGTGTATACCCTCATTCAAGCTTACAAGACTCTAGTTGAGATTGCTAAAGCTTGAGTGGGGGTATCCCTACTCTCTCTCTCTATATGTGGTAGAGGAGAATCCGAATTTGGCAAGTTTCTAATTCGACACAACAGCTAGTTAGGGGTGTTCACCCAAACCTAAGGATGCCAGCTCCGAGATGTTGTGATGTACTCCCGAGAGTACTCATGAAACTATAGTGCGGTGTTTCGCCGTGCTGCCATACCATCAAAAAGGGTAGAAGTACTTACTGCACTGTCTACCAAGTGCCCTCGTCCAACCACGCGCATGGACGGGGGCGCGTTACTTTTTTCTTTTCATCAACACCCTTCACAATGAAGAAATCTTTGTTTACCCTCTTGACCATGTACTTGGTCTTCATCTGCGTACTCTGTGTAGTATGCTTGTCCTCTTGCTCATCATCGTCACATACCTCTGCGTACAGCCCGATGTTTGGGAATCACCAACACCCTCACTGCGCAGCATATGACTGAAGAAGAGTTCAAGTCCTGGTTTCTGAAATGTAAACTGGGCCACAAGCTCAACGTGATGCGTGACGCTCTCAATGATATGAACATTGGAGTGTTTATGCAGCTCGTTGACATTGTGCTGGAAGCTCCCATCCGAGAAGGTGGGATTGCAACTGAAGACCTACAGAAAGCCTTTGGGTCTGACCTTACGAACCCCAATTACTTTACCCATGGCAAAAGATTTGCGATCACGGAGACCGAACCTATGTCTGTCGAAACTTAAGGTGCAGACACCACCGCATGACTTAACAGAGGAAGAAGCAGAAGCTTTCCGTGCTGAAGTCATGGAGCTGGCTGATGCTCTTTACGATGCACAAGTAACAGAACGTATGATGTATGGCTGCTTCGTTGCAGTCTTTGTCATCGGGCTGGTGTTTGACGAGTCACGTATCAGTGACATTGGTTACTACCTCATCAAGATTCTGTTTGACCTCGCTTTGGTCTTGTGTTCTGTTATGTCTTACAAGGCATATCAGACCCGCTCTCAGTATGACGAGAGCTACTGGCGCAAAGTGTTGGGCGACATGTATCGTGAGTAAGGGGTGATATTGGGGCCGGTGTAATGCTGGCCCCTTTATCTTTT